TCCCTGGAAGATTACAACATATCAAAGAAGAAATTAACACTATAGAGCAAGACTCAGAAGGAATTACAACTTTAAATAAACAGCATAGCGCGGATCTGTTTATTGATTGTACAGGTTTCAAATCATTACTTTTAGAACATGCTTTGAAAGAGCCTTTTATTAATTTAGAAAAAATGCTTCCTAATAATACAGCATGGTGTACGCGTATTCCTTATACCAATAAGGAAAAACAATTAGTAGGATATACCAACTGTACCGCCGTAGAAAATGGCTGGATATGGACGATTCCTTTATGGAGTCGCATAGGAAGTGGTTATGTATATTCAGATAAATTTATAAATGATGAAGATGCATTAAAAGAATTCCAACGGCATCTAGGAACGAAGGAATTAGATTTTAAAAAGATTAAAATGAGAGTAGGCCTTCACCGCCGCTTATGGGTAAAAAATGTGTGTGCTATTGGTCTTTCTGCTGCTTTCGTAGAGCCTTTAGAAAGCAATGGACTATTCTCGGTCCATGAGTTTATTCATCAATTGCTTAGAGCTTTACAACGAGGGCCTGTTTCCCAATGGGATAAAGATAATTTTACAACTTTATGCAAGACATCTTATTATACTTTTATGGAATTTGTGGCGATGCACTATGCCCTTTCTCATCGACAAGACACCCCCTATTGGAAAGCTAATTTTAATAAAGAATGGTCTGAGGATTTGTTAAACCTTAAAACTAAATGTTATTCAGGATTTAGTGCTGCTGTTTATGAAAGAGGTCGAGACTATAGATTTTTAACTCCTAATGCAGGAATGCATTGTATAGCAGCAGGAATGCATTGGAGTCCTACCGACGTACCTTCTTTAATAAAAGAAAACAAAGACCCCGCTAAAGTATTTTGGAAAAAAAAGTGGCAACAAGCTACCAATCAATTAAATGAAAGACAGGTTCAATGGAAAAGAAACATAAAGGATGCTCCCTCTATGTATGATTTTTTAAAGAAAAATATTTATGAAGAAACAAAATAAGTTTACAAAAAATAATTATCAGATTTATAAACAAGGGCTAGATAAAAAAATAGCTGTATTTGTTTATAATTATTTTAGACTTAAACGAGAAGTAGCAAAAACTTTTTTTGCCACTAAATACATTTCACCTATTACTGAGGAATGGGGGGTATGGAATGATGAACAAGTTCCCAATACTTATTCCCATTATGCCGATATAGCTATGGAAACAATAATGTTGGCCATCTATCCTCTTGTAGAAAAAGAAACTAACCTTAAACTTATTCCTACTTATTCTTATGCTAGAATTTATAAGAATGGTGATATTTTAGAAAGACACAAAGATCGTTTTAGCTGTGAAATATCTGTTACATTATTTTTAGGGGGAAATCCATGGGACCTATTTTTAAAACCTATGGATACAAAAGATTCTCCTATAATTAGAGTAAAACAGAAACCGGGAGACATGCTTATATATAGTGGTTGGACTATGGAACATTGGAGAGAACCTTTTGCGGGCACAGAACATTGCCAAGTCTTTCTTCATTTTAATAAAGCCGATAAAAAAAATGTTAATATGTGTGATAGAAGACCTCATCTCGGATTACCAGCTTGGTTTAAACGTCCAAAGACATGAAATATAAAACTATATTAAAAAGCAATGGATGCGTAGTCATTGATCATTTTCTTACTCCTTCTTATCAACAGGCTCTGTTGCAAAGAATGAATGGTCCTTCTTTTGAATGGTATTATCAAAATAATTTGACCTCTATTAGTGAGCAAGGAAACTATGAAGATACCGGATTTAGCCATTGGTTTTGGCGAATGGGAGATACTAGCTGGGTTAGAGGAACCGATGCATCTTTAGTTATACCCTTAGGCTATCAGCTTAAAGATACCATAGGAGCCAGTAATATTTTAAAAATGAGAGGAGATATGACCCTATATAATAAAAATAATTATAAGCATTCTCCTCATATTGACATAACAGATGTCACTTATTCATATTATACCGCTATCTATTATGTCAACGATTCGGATGGAGACACCATTATTTTTAATGAAACTCCTCCATCAAATAAATATACTATTAAAGAAAAGATTTTTCCTAAAGCCAACCGAGTAGTCATTTTTGAAGGAAGTTATGCTCATACGGGCCATTCTCCTTCTAAGCATAAAAACCGAATTTTAATCAATAGTAATTATAGAGGACTCTAAAAATTTAGTCTTTCCACATAGTTTAAGAAATGATATAGCTTTACGAAGGAGACAGTGACTCCACCACATACCTCACTGTCTCCTTCATAAGGATATATATGTTATTTGGATTTGCAGCATTTGCCGAACGACCTTTTTCAACCGTAGCCGATGACGGTGATGTAACTATTACTGCCCCTAAGAATGAATTAACGATTACTATTGGAAGTCCAGGTATTACTGCTGATTCTCTTATAGAAACCCTTAATCCTAATCCATTAACTCTTGGAACGGGGACGGTTACAATAACAGCAGACGCTACTGTTGCTGGAGTAAAAAATGAATTAGTATTAGGTACAGGAACTGTTACAGTCAGCGCTAATGCTGATATCACTGCTGTCAAGAACGCTCTTGTAATTTCGTCAGGAACCGTTACAATAACCGCTGACGCTAATGTTACTCCTGATGCAACGCCTTTAACCCTGGCTACAGGAACAGCACAAGCGATAACATGGAGTGAAATTGATCCAGGCGTGAGTATGACTTGGACAATAATAGATACGAGTTAATATTATGGCATCATCTTTTTCAACAAACGCACAATTAGAACTTGTCACAACTGGTGAAAAAGCCGGTCAATGGGGCGGGATAACTAATACTAATTTACAAATTTTAGAACAAACATCTACAGGAGTATTAGACGTAGATATATCGGCAGGCAGCTCTACCCTTGTTTTAACGGATGGAGGAACTTCAACAGGGAAAAATGTTTATCTTAGATTACACGGCACTTTAGCAGCTAACCGAACAGTCACAATGCCGGTCACTGCTGAAAGAGTTTGGATCATGAAAGATGATACTGTTAGAGGAACTTCCAATTATACCGTAGGAGTTTTAACTGCTTCGGGAACCACACAACCTATACCACCAGGCGCAACTGTTTTATGTAAATCTAATGGAAGTGAAACAGTTGTTTCTATTATTGAAAAAGGTTATGCAACTATTACAGATGCAAACAGTCCTTATACTACTGTTGCCGGAGCACAGATTTTAGCAAATACAACTTCAACCGTTATTACCGTTACTTTACCAGCTGCAGCTTCTACTGGAGACGAAGTAACCATTATCGATGCTCGAGGAACATGGGGATCTAATAATTTAACTGTAGGTCGAAATGGATTAAAAATTAATAGCGGAACTTCCGATTTAACCCTAAGTAATAATGGTCAATCCATAACGTTAGTTTATATAGATTCAACACGTGGCTGGGCTTATAAAACTAATTATACTTCATAGGAGCTACATTTATGGCTCTCTTTGAAATGAAATTTCAACCAGGTGTTGATAAGCAAGACACTTCTGTAGGAGCAACCGATCGATGGGTGGATTCAGATAATGTTAGATGGAGATATAATCTTCCTGAAAAAGTAGGAGGATGGTCTTCTTTACTAACCGATACGATTTGTGGAGTTGCACGAAAGCAACATTCCTTTGTCGATACCGATGGTAATCGATACGTAGGGATTGGAACCGATAAGTTTTTACTTGTTTATTTTGAAGGAGCTATTCATAATATTACACCTTGGCGTTCTAATAATGCGGGTGCACAGATTACTTTCACCAGTTCAACCTTAACAACTAATAGTACTTCACCAGGTACTTCAATTACTATAACTACTACTTCTGCTCATTCATTAGAAATAGGAGATATGGTAGTCTTAGATAGTGTCACAATGCCTAGTGCTTCAAGCTTGTCTGCAACTTTATTCGAAGATAAAATTTGTCAAGTTATTTCTGTTCCTACTTCAGTTACTTTTACCATTACATCACCAAGCGCTGAAGCTAATGGATCTGGCTCTGATTTAACTTCAGGGAGTTCTGCCATTGTTCAACCTTATCAAAGAGTGGGACCTTCTGAACAAACCTATGGTTATGGATTTGGTGTAGGAAATTATGGAGGAACAATTACTGGTTCTTTAACCAATGATTTAGATGGAGCTTTAAATGCAGATACAGCTGGAACAGGTGGATCAGGAACTTCGGTTACTTTAACTTCTGTAACTGGCTTTCCAGATCCTTCAGGAACTATAGCTGTAGGAACCATCCCTAACGCAGAGTTAATAACTTATACAGGAGTTTCTACAAACGATTTAACAACCATTACTAGAGGAGCTTTAGGAACCGCAACTGCAGGAACTTCCAATGGTCAAGCCCATAGTGATGCAACGATTGTTTATAATGCTTCCACATGGACGGGATATGGAGATGCAGTTAATGCATCAAACGTTACCCTAGAACCAGGACTTTGGTCTTTAGGAAACTGGGGAGAAGTATTAGTAGCAACGATTGCAAATGGTAAAACATTTACATGGAACTCAGGAGTCGCAGGTTCTACAAAATTTACAACACCAGCTTCAATGCTGACTACGAATTATGTAACCGCAATTAGTGGAACCGAAGGAAACCCAACTGCAAGTAGACTTTCATTAGTTTCTCCCACTACTCGACACTTAATTCATTTAGGGACAGAAACTACAATTGGAACAACCTCTACTCAAGATGATATGTTTATTAGATTTTCTAACCAAGAACAAATTAATGTCTTTGCACCAGCGGCGGACAACAGTGCAGGTACACAAAGACTTCAGGATGGCACACGAATTATAGGGGCCATAAAAGGAAAAGAAAATATTCTTGTATGGACCGACAATGCTTTATATTCTATGAAGTTTGTGGGTGCTCCTTTTACTTTTGGCTTTGAACAAGTCGGTACTAACTGTGGTTTACTCGGTCAGAATGCATGTTGTGAAATTGATGGTGTTGCTTATTGGATGGGAAACAATGGGTTCTTCTCATTTGATGGTACTGTTAATTCATTATCCTGCTCGGTAGAAGACTATGTTTATGATGATTTTGATACAACTAAAGGTCAACAAGTATGTGCAGGAATTAATAATCTATTTACCGAAGTCATTTGGTATTATCCAACTCAAGGTGCTACTTATAATGATAGATATGTCGTATTTAATTATGGAGAAAAAAGTCAACTACCAACCGGTGTCTGGTATACAGCCACCAATACCAATGCTATTAGAACTTCATGGATTGACGCCATCGTTTATCCTAAACCTTATGCAACTCAATTTAACAGTTCTGAAACAGGAACGGTTCCAAGTATAGTCGGAGAAACCGGCCTAGGACAAACGGTTTATTTTGAACATGAAAAAGGAAATGATCAAATTAATCCGGATGGAAGTACCACTGCTTTAACTTCTTCGCTGCAATCTTATGATTTTGCAATTCAGACCGATAGAGGCATGGGAGAATATTTCCTAGCGATGAGACGATTTCTTCCTGATTTTAAAACTTTAACGGGCACAGCTAAAGTGACGATAGGAATTAAAAATTATCCGTCAGATTCAAATACTGATAGTACTTTTAGTCCTTTTAGTGTTATTTCTACTTCACAAAAATTCGATACTCGAGCAAGAGGAAGATATGCTAGTGTAAAAATTGAAAATGAAAATGCTGCAGAAACATGGCGATATGGAACTTTTCAAGTTGATGTTCAAGCGGATGGGAGAAGATAATGGCAAAGATTGTAGTCAGATTACCTGAGCCTAGAAAAGTGTACACCGAAGATAACCAAAGACAAATTAACAGAGCTCTAAGCTCTGTTATAGAACAACTTAATTCAACATATCAGCAACCTGAAAAAGAAGACCAGGAAAGGTTTAATTTCTTTTTATCATAATGGCTAACGTATATAAAAATATTCAAGCAGTTATTAGTTCAGCAGCATCCGATGTAGATATGTATACAGCGCCAGATGAAACAACCTCTATTGTTAAATCTATTAAATTATATAATACTCACAGCAGTAATTTAGTGGTTGATATTAAAGTGTACGATTTCTCTAGCACCACAGATTTTGAATACGAGACAGTTACCGTTAATACCGATAACAGTGTTGATCTATTAACCTTTAATAATGTACTTATTTTAGAAGCAGGGGATATACTAAGAATGCAAACTCCTACAACTAATGTTGTAAAAATGACAGCGTCTGTGCTACAAACGAGTAGATCATAGGAAATTATGCCTTTCATAGAAACCAAAGCAAAGAGTGAATACAAGATTATAGATGGTAAAAGAACCCATGTTATTACCCCTGAATGCGAAATAACTTTAACTAATATGGAAACAGGTAAAGAGTATATGTCAGATGCAGAAGCGGATCATGACGTTAATAACCCTAATTCTAATACTAAAAGAGAGCATATAAGAAGAGACGTAAATATTAAAGTAGCAGCCATTGATCTAGGAGCTGCCTCAGGGGATCTATAAGAGATTGACGATGAACACAAAAACAAGTAAAGCTATATACTCAGGTGAAATCCCTGCGATTTTCACATATAATCATACATTAAGGAATTAGAAATAATGGGAATATTATCAGATATAGTAGATGCAGCGAATAAATACTCTCCTTTAATTAAAACAGGGGTAGCAGCATTATCTACATACGCATCCTACAAGGATCAACAAAAGAAAAATCAGATGCAACAAGCAGCTTATGACGATTATATAAGAGATGTTGCAGCCGCTGGTGACGAAGCATCCGCCGCTGTTGCTTTAAACCTTACCCCTATGACAGTATCAGGAGTACCTACAACCAAAGCCGATGTTACAGATTTTACTGCAGTTGCAGCTCACGGTGGACTGATGTCCATTCCAAATAAACAAAGAAAGAGATATGCAAAAGGACCTGAAGAATTTGAAGTAGAAACTATGGATGAAGAAGTACTTACTCCATTTGGTCTTCAACAAGAAACAGGAATCGACCTTACTGGTGAACAGGTTAAATACGACCAAGGATCCCCAAGAAAAAATGCAGCTATGGTATGGGGAAATATGGGGACTAGCGACAAAGAACCTTACAATTTTGATTTTGATATTTTCTTTCAAAGTGGTGACTGGATGGACATGATTAAAAGTGAAATAGGTGGTGGAGGAGATACTCAGGTAGCTTCCTCACCCGATGGTGAACCTTTCATGATGGAAGAATTTTTACAAGCTGTACAAGAAGGTTTCAAAGGTTCTTATCAAGACTATTTAGACCAAATTGATAGAATCCCTTCAGATTATTGGGGACAAGCGCCGAGTGCAGAAGGCATTATGCAAGCCGCTAAAGGCGGAAGGATTGGGTATCGATTTGGTGATGAAGTAATAGCGGACCAAGAAGCAATATTAAAAACACCTAATGAAGAAATTGTCGTTAATGACATGGAAGAGATTAAAGGACAAACTGCCGATTATAAATATAGAATTCAACAGTACGCAGAACAATTAGCTGATGACGATGGAAAAGATTGGGACTTTCTTTCGGACTCACAACAACAGGCATATTATAAAATAGCTTTTGATTTGTGGGGGAGTGGAGATATGTATGCTAAAGGTGGAAGAATCGGATTTGGCTCAGGATCAAAACCTAAATATAAAAAGTTTCTTAAACTATTATCTGATCTAGAAGAGAGGTCTCCAGAACTCATGGCTTGGGGTCTTATGGGAGCTTCAACAATTATACCTTTTTTAAAAAAAGGTGGCAGAGTTAAAAAAGAGACTGGTGGTATCATGAATCTAGGGGGATTAGAAAAAGATTATAGAACTACTGGTGGCTTTGTGCCTATTGGAGCTTATGAAAGAAAAGATGATGTCCCAGCAAGACTATCTAAAAACGAATTTGTAATGACAGCCGATGCAGTAAGAGCTGCAGGCGGCGGAAGTATTAACAGAGGTGCACAAAGAATGTATGACACGATGAAACATTTAGAAGCAAGTCCAACAGCTAAAAGGATGACAGTATAATGGCAAACGGAAACATGATGGGTGGATTATTACCCAGTGCAACATTAGCCCCTTACGGTCAAGAGATACTAAAATATGGTATCGGGCAACTAGGGACTCCTATCGATGTAGGAGCAATGCTTCCAAAAGTTGCAGGTCAAACAGCCTTCCAACAAAAAGGAGCCCAAAGACTTGCCGACATGTATGGCATGGGTGACATCCAAAGAGATGCCACAGGACAGATTACAGGATTTACGGGAGGCACAGGAATTGCTTCTTACCAACCTTACTTAGATGAAATTTCTCAACAAAATTTATTAGATCCTTCTAAAGGTTATCAAGATTTTATGTCTCCTTACCAAAAGGAAATCATAGACACGACTATGCAAGAGTATGACGTTCAAGCAGGTAGAGGAAGACAAGCTATCTCTGATCAAGCTTATAACGTAGGAGCTTTTGGTGGTGGTAGACACGGTATTCAAATGGGTCAGTATCAATCAGAATCTGACAGAAACAGAGCTGCACTATTAGCAGGTCTTTATGGACAAGGATACAATCAAGCTTTAGACAGACAGCAACAACAACTAGCTAACCTACAACAGATGGGTACTTATACAACCGGATTAGAGCAACAAGGAATTGGAGCTTTCCAAGCACTAGGTGCAGAAGATCAAGCACTCGAACAACAAAAATTAAATCAGTTGGCTCTAGGTGCACAACAAGGTTACCAGTTACCAGTACAAAGAATTCAAGATGTTGCAAATATTTACGGAGGTATTGCAGGAGCAATGCCTGGATCACCTACACAACAATTCCAACCAATGCCACTAGCGACAGGAATCGGTGGAGGTTTATCAGCAGCTTACATGTTGGGAATGGGAGGACAAAATACACAGGCACGAGCACAAGATCCTGTATATAATCCAGGGAATGTCATGGGCCAAAGACAAGGGCCTTTAAGATATTAAGTTAAAACTATGTACAATAGAATTTTAAAGAGACCTATGTTCAAGCGGGGAGGATCAAGTTTCCAGGCTCAAGGGACTGGTATCACGTCTCCTTACGATACACCAAGAAAAAAGTATAATCTTGGAAGTTGGGGAGAATGGGAACAAAAAACTAGAGACATAACAAAAGATCCAAGAGGTGACTGGAGTTACGCTGCTCAAGGATTTTCTTCTTTAGGAAATCCATATAAAGAAAGTGGCGGAGCTAAAACCATAGGAGAAATGCTATGGGAAGGAGCACAAGGTGTCAGAGGAAGTAAAGAAAAAGCATCCGAACTAGAAAGAAAAGGTGAACTAGCAATCCTTGAAAGTCAGGGGGGCAGAATGCTTTCAGAAGAAGAGAGAGCGTTTAAAGCTGAAGAAGCAGCTAAAGATAGAGCGATGAAATTACAAGTAGCTAAAGAAAAAGGAAGCTATCCAGATATGCACCCAGGAAAACTTTATGATTGGTATCTAAATAAATGGAGAACTGATCTTAAAAATAACACACAAGCACCAGGAATATATACGCAGCCAGGATGGTCAGTAGTAGAAAAAAATATAGGATCTTTTGCGAATGCGGATTTACAAATTCGAACTATATTTAATGAATTTGGGCCAGACCATATAGCGGCGGCTGTTCCTCCAATCGCATTTAAAGAGGATGGAACAATTGATGTTTCACTTTTAAGGGGAGACAGAGTTTATTATGATCCTATTGATAAAGAATGGTTTACCGTAAAGAATGCTGGAACTGAGACTTCAAGCGTTGTAGTTGTTGACAGCTATCTAGATGGACAGCATAATATTAGCACTGTTACTTCAATAATAGAAGAAGAAAAAAAGGATGATGACGAAGCTTCCAAAAAGGTTCCAAATAAATTAATAATCACTACTAATCTTAAAGATATAGAATTAACAGACGCAGTAGTAATGGATGAAGCTGCTAAGGTAGGAATTAAAATTGTATTTAAACCGGCCGATGGTTCAACGAACTGGAAGGTAAACTTAGCTGAAAATGAAATGAGTCTGATTGATTTTAAAGAAATATTAAAGCGAAAAAAATTCACTGACACTCACGAACACCTGCGAAGTAAAAAGAAAAAGAGAGGTGATGTACTTACCGAAGAAATCCAAGTTAGTGAGGCCATGGCACATGGTGGTAGAGCTGGCTACGCTTCCGGAGCGGTTGTTCTTCCTGAGCCCGATAAAGATGTTACTGAATTAGAGGAACTAAACGCATGGTGGAAAAGCCAAGTGAACAATGCTACATGGAATAAAGAAATCACAGATGAAGGGTAGGATCTATGGTACAATGGACCAACTCACTCGCCCAAGTTGAAGATCAAGAAAAATCTATTCTAAGCGAAAACGAAAAATACAACGACATTAGCTCTATCGAATCCATTCTCTCAGGATTGGGTTCTGGTTTAATTCAAATTCCTAAAGGCGTATTCTCTTTAGGTGCTACACTCATTGACATGGGAGCAGGCACCAACAAAGCAGCACAGGTTGAAAAATATTTTGACGATCTAACCGAACTCGATGAGAAAGCTGCAGCTACAACTGCTGGAAAAATAGCAGAACTATTAGTTAATATTGGAGTTCCAGGTGGAATTGGTTTTAAAGTAGGAACTTCAATGGCCAATGCTGCATTTAAATATAAGAAAGCAGGTAAATACTTTTCACTCGCTGATGACAAAGGTAAAATTTTAGTTGATACTACAACCAAACTAGCCAAGTTAAACACGAAAGGAAGAGTCGCAAGATTTGCTGCAGGAGCTGTCACCGGCGGTGCAGCTGAAGGAATCTTTATAGGGGATGTAGAAAAAGCTGGAACCTTTGGAGACTTATTAGGAGGACCCACAGCTCTTCATGTAACCGATCCTGAAAATTCTGATCCAGCAAGAGATCTAATTAACAGAGTTAAGTTTGGAACCGAAGGTGCTTTATTTACAGGACTCATCGGTGGCATTGGGAAATCTTTAAAACTATTAGCCGGCAGAAATGAAGCATTACGTTATGCCGATAATGGAATTGATAAAGGTTTATTTAAATTTAATAGTTGGCTACGAAAAGAAAGTGGAGCGACTCCTGCATATTTTAAAGCACAAAGAGAAGCGATTGGAAAAAAATATGCAGACATTAACTTAGCTCAAACACGGGCACGTAATCTTAACAAAAAAATTGATGGTCTCTTTCCTTGGATGGAAAGAATGTTTAACACATCAACGAAAGCTAACCGTAAAGAATTACTTAACTTATTTAACGACTCTCTTATTTCAGGAAAACCTAGAGTGTTAGAAAGCGGTGTGGTTAAATATGGAGACGATCGCATAAGAGATGTTGCTGGAAAAAAAGTAAAAGATACCGGTGGTATTAGTAAAGTTGAAAAAAATAAAGTTAATAATTTCTTAAAAGATAAAAACATTCAACATAAACCAGGTCAGCTTACAGGTATCTTTGATGAAATGGAAAATATGCGTGCCGAATGGGCAGATATGTTTTCAATTATGGGGAGAGGCATTAAACGAGGAGAAAAAAAGGGACTCTTTGATAATAAAAAAATTGATGCCTTTAACAAATTCAAAGAACAATTTGGAGATAAATTTAAAAATTACTTAGGGGCAACGTATGAAGCCTTTTCCAATCAATCTATTATCCCCATGCTGAACTACAGGGTTCCTAGAGAAATATTAGAGAAAGCCGTTCAAGTTTTTAGAGACTCGGCACGACTTAATAAAACTCCTATCACAGATCAACAAGCAAGAACCTATGTAAATAATATTGTTAAAAGAGGGGTAGGGAGTAGACCTCCTAAAAATTTTGACCAAGATGCTTTAGTTAACTTACCCGACTTTTTTACTAATAAAAGTTTAGCTCAACGTGGATCAGCTCAATGGTTTAAACTTGGACAACTAAAAGGAAAAGTTGGTAAGCAAGGAAAAAGAGAACTGATTGAAGAGGTTTTAGGAAAAACTAGAAATCCTATTCAAACCATCTTAGCACAGACCGGAGAAATATCAGCGGTAACAAGAAGAAATGAATTGTTACAAGCTATAGCTTTTCATTCAGCAGATAATCTTAAAGCTTTACGATCCATTAAACCAGGAACCGAAGCAGCTAAAGAAGCAGCTCGTCCTTTGCTCGCGACGGCAGAAGAGTTTGCAGAAATAGCTTTTAAAAAAGGAGAAGTTTTTGATGACACTATGTATAGAGAAATTACATCCAATAGTCTCGCTTCAGGTATTGCTAATCCCACATCAGGTAAATATGCTTTAAAGGAAGTAGCCGACGCCGTTGAAATCGCTTCGGGTAAAGCGGTTACTAATCTTGCGAGCAATGCTATTTATAGAAATTTAATTTTATTTCCTAAAGCCACATCCCAAATGGCAAAAACTATTTTATCACCCGTAACCCACGCTAGAAACTTTTTAAGCGCAGGGGCTTTTGCTGTAGCGAATGGAATTATTCCAGGGGTAACCGTAGGTCCAAAACAATTAGCACAGGCATGGAAAAATTTACAGGTTGCAGGCTTAGGAACAAGAGTTGAAAGTGACTTCTATAGAAAACTAGCTAGACTTGGAGTCGTTAATACCAACGTAAGATTAGGGGATTTACAAGGTCTGTTAAAAGATATTGATTTTGGTTCTGCATTAATGGCGGATAAAAGTTTAAAAGGATTACTCAAACCTTTATCTAAAATAAAAAATTGGACTCAAGATGCCTATACTGCTGAGGATGACTTCTGGAAAATTACTACATTCCTAGGAGAAAGAGGAAGATATGCCAACGCATATAAAAGAGCAGGCAAAACGATTAGCGATGATGCTTTAGATGAAATGGCAGCTAAGGTTGTAAGGAACAATGTTCCTAATTATGATTATGTTTCTTCAATGGTTAAAGGTTTAAGAAGATGGCCTGTCGGTAACTTCGTATCATTTCCTGCAGAAATTTTAAGAACCTCTACTAATATTTTAAGAACAGCATTAAGAGAAATTAAAGATCCAACGCTTTCAAGAATTGGCTGGCAACGTTTAATTGGAATGTTAACTGTAATGGGAGGCGTTCCGTATGCAGCAACTAAAATGGGTCAATATCTATATGATGTAAGTGAAGATGAACTCGCAGCTATAAGAAGATTCGTAGCTCCATGGTCTAAAAATTCTACTCTTATTCCAATCAAAACAGAAGATGGAAGTTATAAGTATGTCGATTTTAGTCATGCAAATGCATACGATACTATGATCAGACCTTGGCAAACTGCAATTAATCAAGTAGCTGATGGTCAATTAAATGATGAAGCTATTATGAATAACTTTATTCTAGGAGCTTTAAAAGGCGTAGGTGAAACTGCGCAACCATTTGTAACAGAATCCATCTGGACTGAAGCTCTAGCTGATGTTTTGCCCATCTTAGGTAGAGGAGGACAAACTGCTGAAGGATTTGAAGTTTATGACAAAGAAACAGATACTTATGGAGACATCGCAAGTAAAGTTTTTATACATTTACTTAAATCTCAGATGCCAGGAAGTTTAAAACAACTAGGTAGAATTGATTATGCGATGACAGATTTTGATACCCCTCTTCAAGTAGGAGATTTAGGGGGACCACTTAAATGGGGTAAGGTCGGAAGATATGATGAGAATGGACAGTCTTATGAGATCTTAGATGAAGGTTTAGGAATCATAGGAATGAGAGCGGTTAAATTAAATGTTCCACGAGCTTTAAAATTTAAACAAGCAGCTTATGCATCTGGTAGCAGAGCTTCAAAAAGAAAATTTATTAAAGCAGCTGGAAAATCAGGACCCATAGATCCTAATGACTTGGTAAGCGCTTTTTGGGATGCCAATAGATCTTTATGGAATGTTCAAAAGACAATGAGAAATGATCTTGCTGCTGCTAATACTTTGAACACACCTAAAAATGAAATCTTTGAAAGCGTAAAACGAATTAACAAAAACGATTTAGGTTACATGTTGGGAGATACTTTTAAACCCTATAAGCCTTCTAAAAGTATAATTGCAACCATGGCAATTAATGCTCAAAAATTAGGTCTTGAAAATCCTTTTAGACAAGCGGGACCTGCTATCTATAAAATTTTACGAGAGTTATTCCGACTTAAATTAAGTCCTGGCTCCGAGTTTCCAGACTTTGTTAATCCTTTAAGACAAACAACAGAAACTATTGAAGGGCAACAAGGAAGTTTAATACAAGACAATGTACCCATACAAACACAAGAAGTTTCAGAAGAAGTTGTACAAACTTCAGCATTACCACAAAATATTAATCCAAATACAGGGTTGACACGAATAGAAGAAGCGTTATTGTCCAACGAAGAAAAAGCAATGCGTCTTAGACAAAGGGGGATGACTGCTTAATGGCTAAAACTAACGCACTACAAAAAATAGAATCTCATGAAAAACTATGTAGGATTATGCAAAAACAAACTCATGATAAAATTCTTAAATTAGAGCAGCAGATTAATAGAATCGAAAGTATTCTATTACTGTCTGTAGGAGCTTTAATCAGTGGTATGGCTTTCGTTATTTTTACCTTGGTATCGCAATAAAATCGTGAAATTATCAAAAAATTTTTCACTTGCAGAAATGTGCAAGTCTCAAACAGCCACAAGAATGGGCATGGATAACAATCCTAGTGAGGATGAGGTCGAAAACCTAAGACTACTCTGTGAGAGAGTCCTACAGCCGATTAGAGACCACTTTAATCACGTAGTGACTATTACCTCGGGCTATCGCAACGCTATTTTGTCACGTAAAATAGGCAGCTCTGAGAAAAGTCAACATTGCCAAGGAGAGGCAGCAGACTTCGAGATCTTTGGTACCCCTAACAATGAAGTTAGTGATTGGATCAAAGAGAACCTGATGTTTGACCAACTGATCCTCGAATACTGGGAACCAGGACAACCCAACTCTGGATGGGTGCACGTAAGTTATAAGAAAGAAATTAATAGTAACAGGAAAGAATACTTGATGGCTATTAAAGATGAAAATGGAAAAACAAGTTACAAACCTATCATGGGTTTATCTACTGATCGTTACGTAAAATAATTTACAGCCTGTAAATTATTTCTTTACAAAAAGTTACAAATTAACAAGGACTATCCACATTTTTCTTGTATCGTTACTATCAGTCAACTATGTAAAGAATATGGAAAATCCAAAACCAAATTCAAATTTTAAGCCTTCAAATTGCGTCGTTCACGAAGATGACGTGGATTGGGGTGGTTTTGTCAAATTCTAGCGCGCTACGTACGCGAGTCCTACATTTTCGGGGATTAAATCCCCGGGAATGACCTTATCTCTTTTTTTAATATTCTCAATGTGTTCCATAGGTTGCAAATTACTCCAATTACAACATATTCGCTGCTGCTTAGGATCTGTTAAATCAAAACTTACACAAGGTCTAATATGATCTATATCCCACCCTCCAACGCC